TGAGAGGAGATTTAATGGAACAGGTAATTAAAGCCACGTTAGGATTAACAATAGTTTGCACAGTTGCAGCGTATTTCCTAGCAGCACTCTTCGCCCCATTTGGTATTGTATACTTGGTATTTTTTAATTAGGAGGTTTATTATGTTATCAGGAATTTTGATCGGCACAGGTGTATATTTAGTATTCGCATATGTTGTATTTCCGTTTATTTAATAATTTTAAAAGTGGAGTTTATAATGAAGAAGCTGTTTAAAGTTGGTAAAGAATTTTTTGAGAATAAATCAGAAGCAAAGGTGTATCGAAATAAGTTAGAAGGTTACATACCAGTTATTGATGCAAAAACAGGCATAGCCAAGCCTCATGTTTGGAAGAATGAAGTTAAAAGAGGACCTGATCATTGGAGAGGGTCTAGTAAATAATGTTTCCTATTTTCGGATTGATTAATTCAAAAGGAGAGCCAATGGTGATTGGATTTGCAGGTAAGGCTAGAAGTGGTAAAGATACAGCAGCAAAATATTTGTGTGATACATTTAACTGTTTACATTATTCTTTTGCAAAACCAATTAAAGAATCTATTAAAATTATGTTTCAGTTGACTGATGAACAGGAACGTAATAAAGAGGTAGCAATAGAACCTTGGGGTATTTCTCCCCGTAAGATGTATCAACGTATAGGTACAGAAGTTGGTAGATCATTAGACCCTAATATATGGGTTAAGAACGCGGAGATTTTTACTAAGAAACATCCGGGTAGGACAGTTGTAATTAGTGATGTTCGTTTTAGCAATGAAGCCATGTGGATTCGAAATCGGGGTGGTATAGTAATTCAGATTGTTCGTGATAAAGCATTAAGAATTGCTGAATATCAACATGCCTCAGAACATGGAATGGATGAGAAGGATTATGATTTTACTATTCATAATAATGGTAGTGTTGATGAATTACATCATAAACTATATTCATTGACCGAAACGAATATGAATAATATAATTGCTGTATAATCTTATTGTGAAAGTTTTTTTGGACGCGGGTGCAATTCCCGCCGCCTCCACCATATTTAGATGCAGACTACAATTAGAACTAATTGTGATAACTGAAGGATCTGCGACTCCTCAGGTTAACAATATGGGGGCGACTTAGTTTCGACAGGAGAATGGAAACCATAAGACAGCACGGAGAGGAAGGTTGGCTCCGTTATCAAACCTTCAAACTATAACTGCTAATGATTACGATTTAGCACTGGCGGCGTAAGCTGTCGGAGTTCGAGGGTACTTGGCAACAGAAACCCTCACCAAATTCAAGGGGAAACATTTTCCTTGTATGTTGTGCTCCATGATGGTATAATGGAGTTGTTATTATGGTGAATGAGATTAGTACATTCATTATTTATTTAAATCCTTTGAAGGAGATGATATGGGTATGACGATGAAACGTGGCGCACCTAGAGTGGGTCGAAGATATGCACGTAAGATGACTCGTCTGGAATGCGAGTTAACTGAATTGCCCCGCTGGGTAAGTATTTACACGAGTCCAGCAACTGGCGAAACTGCGTTTAAGAACGCAAACATCGTTGGTGGTGCAAAAACCGTTAAGGCTATCCGAAATAAACTGAATAAGTTTTGGGGATAAGTTTTAACTGACTTATATGGTGGGGATTCGTTTGGGTCCCCACCATTCTTTTATTATGAGAGGTATATATTATGAAGAAGTTATTTTTCATTTGTATCTTATTAGTTTCGGTATCAATATCTGAAGCTAGTTGGGTTCAAGAAAAAATGATGGAAATGAGTAGAGGAAAAGATAATCAACATAATGAGATTGATTGCTTAGCTAAAAATATTTATTTTGAAGCAAGAGATCAAATGACGAAGGGACAAATTGCTGTTGCATTAGTAACTATAAATAGAGTTAGGAGCAAGCATTTTCCTAATACTTTATGTAAAGTAGTACATCAAGCTAGGCTAGATAATGGAAAAATAGTATTACACAAATGTCATTTTAGTTGGTATTGTGATGGTAAATCCGATATTCCTAAAGACAAGATGTCATGGGCTATTTCTAAACTAATTGCTAGGGCAATGGTTAAAGAACCAATGAAAGATTTTTTACATGGTGCAACACATTATCACAGAGTCGATGTTGATCCATATTGGAATCGTAAAATGTTAAAATACTCCACTGTAGGGGATCATATATTTTATATAGACCCTTATAGAAGATAAATACAAATGATAAGTACCGCACACACAGGAATAAATAAATGGCATCCAAAAGTACGACCGAAGGTAAAACGGTTACTCCAGAAGATAGTGATATATATTTGTTTATGAGTCCGGTTAGTGAAGAAACATGTCGTGATTTGATTGCATTTATAATAGGAAAAAACTTAGAGAATCCTAAAGCAAAATATTTACAAATATTAATTAATTCAGGCGGTGGTGATTTAAATTCAGCTTTTGCAGTAATAGATATAATAAGGGGTAGTCCAATACCAATAAGAACAATTGGATTGGGAACAATTGCCTCTGCAGCTTTTGCAATTTTTATTGCGGGCGAAAAGGGACATAGGACATTAACACCGAATACTTCAATATTGTCACATCAATATTCATGGGGTATGTATGGTAAAGAACATGAGTTATTTTCTACAGTTAAAGAGTATGAATTAACGACTAAGCGAATGATTAATCATTATAAAAAATGTACTGGTTTAACTGAAAAGAAAATAAGAGACTATCTATTACCTGCACATGATGTTTGGTTAAGTGGTGCAGAAGCAAAAAAGTTAGGTATATGTGACAGTATAAAACAAATGGGGTGACTATGGCTATTGATATATCAGAAACAATTGAAGAAATGGTTAAGAAAAAACGCATATCCTACATGGATGCTATTCTGGAATATACTAATGAAATAGATGGTGAAATTGAAGGAGTGGCGAAGTTATTAAATAAATCAATTAAAGATAAAATCGAAGCTGAGGCTCAGTCATTGAATATGATGAAAAAACAGCCAAAGCTTCCAATTTAAGAAAGGAGAGAACATAACCGCTTTATAATGATAAACAATAATAATAAAATAATATAACGTAATAAGGAGTAATAAGTATGGCAAGTTTTAAAGAAATGAAAAAGAATAGAATGTCCAACCTAGAGAACCTCTCTAAGCAAGTTGAGAAACTAGCTGAAAAACCCTCGTATGAAGATGATCGTATTTGGAAATGTGAACGTGATAAGTCTGGTAATGGCTATGCGGTTGTTCGTTTTCTTCCTGCCTCTAACAACGAAGATGTGCCTTGGGTGCAACTTTGGTCACATGGATTCAAAGGTCCGGGTGGATGGTATATTGAGAACTCTTTAACCACTCTTGGTAAAGATGATCCGGTATCTAAAGCCAATACAGCATTGTGGAACTCTGGTATTGAATCAGATAAAAACATTGCTCGTGATCGCAAACGAAAATTAAGTTATTATTCTAATATTCTTGTATTGGAGGATAGTGCCAATGCAGAGAATGAAGGAAAGGTATTCTTGTTTCGTTATGGTAAGAAAATCTTTGAGAAGATTACCAGTGTAATGAATCCTGAATTTAAGGATGAGACACCATTAAATCCGTTTGACTTCTGGACTGGTGCAAACTTCAAAATTAAAATCCGTCAGGTTGAGGGATATGCAAATTATGATAAGTCTGAATTTGCTGATCCAACACCTCTATATGATGGTTCCGATGAGAAGTGTGAAGATGTTTGGAACCAACAACATTCTCTAAAGGAATTTGTTAGTCCAGAAAACTTTAAATCTTATCAGGAATTGGAAGCTCGATTCAATACAGTTGTTGCCCGTGATGCGGGTGGTGAGTTTGTTGGGACGATTGAAGAGAGTACTGATGATCCAGTTGCGTCTGGTGATAAAGGCGATGACTCTTTGGAGTATTTTAAGAAGTTAGCTGA